TAACTTAAATGGGTATAGCACAAGATTAGGTTAAAATGAGTGGCAAGACCATCCTAATCGATTGAACATTAACTTAGGTAGCATTAGTATTAATATGTAGTCCTTATTAATATGGATGGAAAGTGGGGTTACCACTCTAGGTCAGCGTATTGTTAAAAAATATAGATTAAATATATATGAATAGTAAAGAAATCAAAGAATTTGAAACTAAGTTAGATAAATTAATTATTGTGTTGTTTTTAGTCATATTCTTTTTTTTATGTATCTAAATGGATACAAATAGTGAAGATTGGAGAAGAATCTGTGAAGCAACTTCAACATTAAAGACAGAAAAACAACAGAGAATTAAATATTTAAATTTAGTAGAAAAACATCGTGGTATAGTTGCAAGACAAGAATTAGAAGCAGAGATTCTTAAACAGTGGAACATTTTAAAGGGAAAATAGAATGTCATCTTATTTAATATGGTTTATAGGTATAGTCTATCTATACGTTGCTATTGAACAGATTAGCAAAGGTAATATAGCACTAGGTGTGTCATTTGTAGGATATTTTATAGGCAACATTGGACTAGGACTGGTGGCTAAATGATAAATCCAAATGATGAAATACAACACATAGTTGATCTTATTGATGACTATGCTAATGCTGATGCTAATCTTGCATGGTTAGACAGCTATAAATCAGCTTTAAAAGCCTTAAAAATGAAAGAAAGCCCTAGCCCATCTGTGGCTGGTAAAGAAATGGATGCGTTAGCTTCTGAAGATTATTTACAATATTGCTATGACTTAGAAGAAGCTAAACGTAAATATACAGCATTAAAATTAACTATTGAAACAGCTAAAATGAAAGTGGAAGTCTGGCGAACAGAACAAGCCACCAATAGACAAATCGAAAAAATAACACGTTGAACAAAGCAGAAAAAGAATTATATGGAAAAATTGCACAATTGGGATGCTCTCTCTGTCGCTACCTTAAATTTGGCGAAACAGAATGTGAAATTCATCACATTAGAAGATTTGGTGGGAAAAGAAAAAATGCCGAAGTTATTGGACTTTGCCCAGAACATCACAGAGGGAATACTGGTGTTCACGGACTTGGCAGAAAAGGATTTGAAACTCGCTACGGCATTGACGAGCAAGCCTTACTTGAACTCACCTTGGAAATAATATGCTAAGTTTTCCTTGGTATCCTAAAGAATTAAATCCTAATTCATCCTGTCATTTTCATGTAAAAGCTAAAAAACGTGCTATTTACAAAAACGAGTGCTTTTGGCTGACTAAAATGGCAAATATACCTAAGTCTGATTACGCAGAAATGCACATTATTTTTTATAAACCTAATCGTAGGCACATGGACTTAGACAATATGCTTGCAAGTATGAAGTCTGGGTTAGATGGAATGTGCGATGCTCTTGAAATGGATGATCGCTGTTTTAAGAAAATAACGATAGAAATATCAGAAAATATAGGTGGAATGGTAAAAATTATGCTATATTAAGCATATCGTGACGATTATTGGGGTAATCTATGGAACAAAAAATGGCTTTATTTTTAGCTACATTACTTCATAGTGGCACTAATACTCATTTCATGCATTGGGCTACAACATCTTATGCTCAACACAAAACTCTTGGTAAATTCTACGAAAACATCATAGAGCTAACAGATCAACTGGCTGAGGCATATTTTGGTTGTTATGGCCAAATTAAGACATTTCCTGACAATTATCATTTGCCTAAGAGTGATCCGTTAAATTACATACAGTCATTACAACGATTTGTTAAAGACGCTAGAGGTGATCTTCCTGACGAATCTGAGATTGTGCAGCTTATTGACAATATTGCTCAGGAAATCGACACCACCATTTATTTGCTGAAGTTTAAAGGATAAATCATGCCATTAATAAAATCATCCAGTCAAAAAGCTGTAGGCGAGAACATTAAACGTGAAGAAGCAAGTGGCAAAAAACCTAAACAAGCGATAGCGATTGCGTTATCTGTTCAGCGTAAAGAAGCATCAGGAAAGCGTAAAAAGACGCTAGAAGATGCTTATGCTCGGCATGTAGAAGAAAATGCCTAAGTCAATTAAAGACCACATTCGTGATGCAGTAGAAAAGCACGATAAGCCTATTGCTAAGACAACGACTGGTAAAGGCAAGAATTATCTTCCTACAAGCGAAGGTGCTGGTATGACGGCAAAAGGTAGAGCAGCATATAACGCTAAGAATAACGCACACTTACAAGCACCACAGGCCTCAGGATCAAGACACGATAGTTTTTGTGCAAGAATGTCTGGTGTAGTAGCACACTCAAAAGGTGATGCACCACGAGCAAAAGCAAGTTTAAAGAGGTGGCATTGTGGCTAAAAACGGACTATACGCAAATATCCATGCTAAACAAGAACGTATTAAGCATGGATCAGGTGAAAAGATGAACAAAGTAAGCTCAAAAAATGCACCTACGGCAGAAGATTTCAAACAATCTGCTAAAACTGCTAAAAAACCTAGACGTAAAGTTATTGAAGATGCTATGGAGAATATGTAATGGAACACATGAACCGTAAGTACCCAAAAGAAAACGCTATGCTTAGACCGCATAAAGAATCTACGNTAGAAAAAAACCAAGCTAAACGCATTGCTAGACGTAAAGAACTAGAAAAGCGTTTTGATTACGTTAAAAATGACAAATTCTAATCATGGAATACGATTTATCCTACGATGACTCACCAAGTTTAAAACAAACTTTGGCAGATTTATTGCGTGGTATGTCAAAAAAGCAAGCATATCAAGAACTAGGTCAAGGCATACAAAACACAGCAAAAGTAATTCCTAGCGTAGTTGAATCATTAGGTCGTGGTGCAATTGCACAAGTGCCTGGCACAGTTGGTGACATTAGCCAATTAGCGAGACAGTTTGCACCTAAAACTATGCAAAACGTCATGGGTAATCGAGTAGCACCTACAACTGAAGAAATTTTAGCTAAAGTACCTAGATTAAATCCTAACTATGAAGGCAGTAATCAGCATGAAATGATTGGTGGCTTAGTTAGTCCAGCTATGCCATTTTTATTAAGAGCTGGTGCTAAAGCTACCCAAAATATGCCTATTGGTAACATGATTGCTTATCATGGTACTCCACATGAAATTCAAGGTGGCTTTGATATAAGTAAAGTAGGAACTGGTGAAGGTGCTCAATCTTATGGTCATGGAATGTATTTTGCTGAAAATCCTATTGTAGCGGAAGGTTATAAAGAAGCCTTATCTANTTTTAAAACAACTTTAGATGGAGTGCCAATAACTTCTGATAATCCTAAATTTTCAGCAGTAATGACAATTGGTTCTCAAGGTTATAAAAAAGCTTTAGAACAAGCCGAACTTGCTAAAAAATCAGGTTTTGTTAAACCTGAAATTGCTAATCAAGAAATTGCAAATATTAAAGCATTAAAAAATTCAAAAATAGAATCTGTTAAACAAGGCAATTTATACAAAGTAGATATACCTGATAAAGACATACCTAATATGCTTGATTGGGATAAGCCATTAAGAGAACAATCTGATGTTGTTAGACAAGCATTAGGACTGCCTGAAGATAAGTTTGCTGGATTTAAAGTACCAGCCACAGGCACAAACTATAGTTTTTCGCCAAAAATGACAGGTGCAGAGTTTTACAAAGAATTAACTGACCTTGCTAAAACAAAAGCAGGTGCTACAGAAATGCTTAATTCTATGGGCGTTAAAGGAATACGTTATTTAGATGAAGGAAGTAGAGATATTCCAAAATATTCAGGCGATATTGCTTATATTCATGCTGGAAACGATTTTAAAAAACATAATTACACATTAGATGACGCATTAAGTGGCATGAAACAAGCATACAAAAATGCTAATGTTAAAGAACTTAAAGATGCACTTAATGAAGTGTATGGCATAAAACCTAAACAAACATCTAACTTTGTAGTATTTGATCCTAAAGAAGTAAAGATACTAGAAAAGAACAGTAAACCTGTTACTCGTAAAGACATCATAGAAGAACAATTAAATAACATTAAAAAATAGTATATAATTTAACGTATATAAATCAACCACTTGAGAATATATGAATAAAAAAATAGCGAAAAATACCGAACATCCTAATTTAAATGTAGGTCGTAAGCCAGGAGTACCTAATAAATCAACCACAATGGCACGAGAAGCGATTGCAAGATTTGTTGATGGTAATGCTCACAAAATGCAAGAATGGCTTGAGAAGGTCGCTGATGGCGTTAAAGACGATAAAGATAAATGGATAGTTCCACCTGCACCTGATAAAGCATTTCAAATGCTACAGACTATTATGGAATACCACATACCTAAACTTGCTAGACAAGAAGTAGTAGGCGATGAAAAAGCACCTGTACGCATGGTGATTTCTTGGAAGAAGTAGAAATAGAACTAGAATACGCACCTAGAAGCGTATTTCAAGACTTCCACAACAGACAAGAACGATGGGCAGTCATAGTCGCACATAGACGCTGTGGCAAGACTGTGGCTGTATTAAACGACACAATATATAGAGCATTGACAGAAGGCAAAGAAAACGCACAGTACGCTTATATTGCTCCTTACTATGCACAGGCAAAGTCTATTGCTTGGTCATATTTACTAAGATTTACTGAACCAGTACGCAAACAAGCAAATCAATCTGAATTATGGGTAGAACTCATTAATGGTGCAAAGATACGACTATTTGGTGGTGATAATCCAGACGCACTTCGAGGAAATTACCTAGATGGCGTAGTTTTAGACGAAATGGCTGACATGAAGCCTAGACTTTGGGGAGAAATTGTCAGACCATTACTTGCTGACAGATTAGGATGGGCTACGTTTATTGGTACACCTAAAGGACACAATGGATTTTATGAGATATTCTCAAGAGCAGAACAGCAGCAGAACTGGTACGTTAAAGTTTTAAGAGCTAGTCAAACTCAGATACTTCCACAAGAAGAACTAGACGATGCTAAGTCGATGATGTCATACGATCAGTACCAAGCTGAGTTCGAATGTGATTTCGAATCAGCAATTATTGGAGCATATTATGGCAAAGAGATGCGTGAGCTTACTGATAGCAATAGGATTACAGACGTTATTTGTGATGATATGTTTAAAGTTAATACAGCATGGGACTTGGGCTATTCAGACGATACGAGCATTTGGTGGTATCAAGTAGTACATGGCGAGATACGAGTATTAGACTATCACAGTAGTAATGGTGAGACAGTAGACTACTATACAGACTTGATTAAGCAGAAAAAGCGTGAATTTGGGTACGAATATGGCATACATTGGCTACCACATGATGCACGAGCAAAGACATTAGCAAGTGGTGGCAAGTCAATTATTGAGCAAATATCTAACAAAATACCTATAGAATCGCTTAAAATAGTACCAAGTCTATCTTTACAAGATGGTATTCAAGCAAGTAGAATGGCATTAAAGAGATCGTGGTTTGATCATAAATGTATAGAAGGTATTGAGTGTTTAAGGCAATATCAGCGTGAGTATGATGAAGATAAGAAAGTGTTTAGAGATAAGCCTAGACATGATTGGACTTCACATGGTGCTGACGCTTACAGGATGCTAAGTATCGCTTGGAAAGATGAAGATAAAGTTCTCTCGAAAGACAACTCGATTAGAGGAATATCAGTAGGTGAAAATGAAGTATCACTAAACGAATTATGGGCAGTTTCGCCTAAACCGAGTTACAGGAGAATATAATGGCTGTTCAACTACCATACGGTGTTACATACGAACATGTAAACGCATCCACCACAGCACAAGTCTTAGGAGCAACAGGTGCAGCAGGTGACACATTAATGAGATTAGTAATTACAGTAACTACAGCAGCAGGTTCAGCAGTATCTATTCAAGATGGTGCTTCTTTTAGCCATACAGTTATGGCAGCAAACACACCAATTGGAGCATATTCATTAGATATAATGGCTGATTCACAATTTGGTGCATGGAAAGTAACGACAGGATCAGGCGTAGAAGCATTAGCCATTGGCGATTTTAGTTAATTATGAAGCACACTTACACAGATTGGTACAATAGGATATTGTCCTATGAACGTGCCTTTAAGAAATGGGAAGGTCGAGCAGATAAGATTCTAAAGCGTTATCGTGACGATTCAAGAACACAGAACAATCCTAATGCTCGATTCAATATTCTGTACTCTAACGTACAGACAATCACACCAGCAGTATTCGCTAGATTACCTAGACCAGACGTTACTAGACGATTTAAGGACAACGATCCAATAGGTCGAGTAGCGTGTATGTTGCTAGAACGTGCTTTAGAGTACGAATTAGAACATTACTCTGACTACAAGACAGCGATGGATTCATCTGTATTTGACAGAATGATAGGTGGTCGTGGTACAGCTTGGGTAAGATATGAGCCACACATTGTTGCAGGTGAACAAGGACTTCCTGAAGATGGCTTAGAAGTGTCAGACGTTGTTGATGACATGGATGAAGCACCAAGTGAAAAAAACGAAGAAATTGAATACGAATGTGCTCCTGTAGACTATATTCATTGGAGAGACTTTGGTCACTCAGTAGGTAGAACATGGGAAGAAGTAACTTGGGTATATCGTAAAGTCTACATGAATCGTAATGCTTTAGTTGAACGCTTTGGCGAAGAACTAGGCTATGAGATACCTTTAGATATGAAGCCTGAAGAAGGCAAGTCATACACTCAGAATCAAAATATGCCTGAACAAGCTCTTATCTATGAGATATGGGATAAAGAGACAGGCGATGCTATCTGGTTAAGTAAGTCAATGGGCAAAATTCTTGATGAAAAGCCTGATCCATTAGAGTTAGAAGGATTCTTTCCTTGTCCTAAGCCGTTATATTCAAACATTACTACTGAAAACTTAGAGCCTATTCCTGATTTCACGATGTATCAAGATCAAGCAAAAGAACTTGATACGTTAGCTGACAGAATAGATGGCTTAATCAATGCGTTAAAAGTTCGTGGTGTATTTGATGCAAGTGCAAGTGAACTAAATCGTCTGTTTTCTGAAGGCGAAAACAATACATTGATACCTGTAAAGAATTGGGGAGCATTTGCTGAGAAGCAAGGACTTAGAGGTGCAATAGATTTGATTGATATTCAACCATTTGCTAGTGCTTTGATGTCATGTTATCAAGCAATGGAACAAGTTAAAGGTCAGATTTACGAGATTATGGGCATTGCTGACATTCAGCGTGGTCAGACTGATCCTAATGAGACACTAGGTGCTCAGATAATCAAGAGTAACAACGCAGCAGGTCGATTAAAGACTATGCAGCACAATGTTGTGAACTTTGCGACTAAGATACTGAACTTAAAAGCACAGATTATCTGCAATCATTTTACTGAAGAAACCATTATTAAGATTAGTGGTGCATCACAGTTAAGCGACAACGATAAACAATTAGTTCCACAAGCATTAATGTTGTTAAAAGACGAATCAGCTAAGAACTTCAGAATTGAAGTGACATCTGACTCAATGATTTACCAAGATGAGATGCAAGAAAAGCAAGATCGTATGGAATTCTTGCAAGCTGTAGGTAATTTCATGCAAAACATCATTCCATTAGGTCAATCAGCACCAGAACTTGTACCTATGGCGATGGAAATGCTTAAATTTGGCGTGACAGGCTTCAAAGTAGGTAAAGGATTAGAAGGATTGATAGACGAAACAGCAGACAAATTGAAAGAAATGGCTGCTCAACCTAAACAACCACAACCTAATCCTGAAATGATGAAGATTCAAGCTCAATCACAAGCTAAACAAGCAGAAATGCAAATGTCAGCTCAGATTGAACAGCAGAAACTACAAGCACAAATGCAAGCTGAAACTCATAAACAACAGATGCAAGCTCAAGAAAACTCATTGCGTAATCAATTAGAGCATGAGAGACAACAAGCTGATCGTGAGATGGAAATGAAGCTCGCACAAATGAAAATGATGACTGAAAGAAATACGCAGTTACTACTTGCTTACATAAATAACGGTGCAAAAGTAGAAGTAGCAAGAATAGGAGCATCCACAGACGATGGAGCAATGGCATTTGCAGAGTATCAGAATGATGCTGACATGATGCAAGCACAAGAGCATCCATTAGCACCATTAGCTAACGCAATTACACAAGGTCATCAACAGATGTCAGATTCTATTGGTCAGTTAATAGGTACATTACAACAGCAACATGAAATGGCAAATCGACCAAAACAAGTTATACGAGATGAACAAGGTAAAATTGTAGGAGTCCAGTAATGGCGATAACTGTTAAACACACAAAGGTATCAACCATACCTGATGATGCAGATACATCGCTAATTAGACCATCAGATTGGAACGCAGAGCATAGTTTAGTAGGAACTGTACCAATAGATAATGGTGGAACAGGTGCAAGTACAGCAAATGATGGCTTTAATGCTTTAGCACCTACACAGACAGGAAACTCAGGTAAGTATCTAACGACTGATGGCTCTAATACGTCTTGGGCTACAAATCCACTAGGAACGGTTACAAGTGTAGGTACAGGCACAGGATTAACTGGTGGCCCAATTACTACAAGTGGCACAATATCAATTGACAGCACAGTAGCTACATTAACAGGCACACAAATTCTTACTAACAAAACTATTTCAGGTGCCAGCAATACATTAAGCAATATTGGTAACGCAAGTCTTACTAATTCAGCTATTACTATTAATGGCACAAGTACAAGTTTAGGTGGTTCAATAAGTGTAGGTACAGTAACAAGCGTAGCAGCAACAGCAGGCACAGGAATAAGTGTTACTGGTAGCCCAATTACTTCTAATGGCACACTAACAATTACTAATACAGCACCTGATCAGACAGTCGCTATTGCAAGTGGTACAGGCATTAGCGTTACTGGTACTTATCCTAACTTTACAGTTACTAATACAAGCCCATCATCAGGTGGTACGGTTACAAGTGTTACAGGTACAGCACCAGTTGTATCAAGTGGTGGCAATACTCCTGCTATTTCAATGCCAGCAGCTACTACTTCAGTAAGTGGTTATCTTACTAGCACAGACTGGAATACATTTAACAACAAATCCAATACAAACGGTACAGTAACGTCAGTAAGTGGAACAGGTACAGTTAATGGCCTAACTCTTACAGGCACAGTAACATCAAGTGGAAGTTTGACTTTAGGTGGCACATTAGACTTGTCTAGTCCACCTGCTATTGGTGGCACAGCAGCTAATTTAATTACAGGTACTACTATTACAGGTACAAAGTTTGTCGGTATATCAGGTGGGACATTCTAAATGTTTTCGTCAGCTTTCCAGGCTAATGCGTTTCAAAACAATGCGTTTCAGATTCATAACGCTTTTGATATGCACGATGGCATTACTAAAGAAGAACTCAAACGCATACGAGAAATACAAAAGAATCTAAGAAAAGCTGAGAATGAACGCAATAGATTAAAGATTGAAAAGACTAAAGCAAGAAAAGAAGCAATTGCTAATCTAATCAGTCCTAAAAAGATTGCAAAAGTTGTTGAAACTAAAGTAAAATTAATCGAACCGAAGATCGAAAAAGTCGAATTTGACATTCAATCACTTGAACAACAAAGACTTCAGATTATTCATGCAATAGAAGTACGGCAAGAGCAAGCTAAACTACAAATGTTACTTGCTATTGAATATGCAAAGAATAAAGCTGAGTTAGATGATGAGGAATCGTTATTAGCACTCTTACTTTAAATCCACATACTGAATATAAAAAAGCCTATGAGCATCTTCATGCTGGTCGATTAGAAGCAGGTTTTCGTTTATTTGAGTATCGTTGGCATCCTGAAGTTATGGCTAATCAAGCTATTCCTTATTCTCAACCATTAAAAATGCCTGTATGGCGAGGTGAAAGTCTATTTAACAAGACAATTACAGTTATCCAAGAGCAAGGCTTTGGCGATATTATTCAATATGCTAGATTTTTACCTGCACTTAAAGTATTAGGTGCAAAACGTGTAGTTATTTTACAACATGGCTCACTTCATGAGCTTATAGGTCAGATGGATTGTGTAGACGCACTTAGTAATATGCCTGAAGAAGGTATAACAACTGAATCTGATTATTGGATAGGTGCTATTTCACTTCCTTATTACATATCATTGGCACAGCCTTATGTTAAAGCGTTATTCCCACTTACAAAGACTAAGATTGTAGGCTCTGAAGGCTATTTTGATGCTATACCTAGTAACATTCCTAAGAAAATAGGTGTTAATTGGGCAACATCTAAAGGCATATTGCACTATGTACGCACAATGAATCCTATTGATATGTTGCATTTTGTAGGCGAAAATGCTTATTCATTAAATCCTGAAGAAGATAAGTTTTGGCATCCATTACCAGACAATGGATGGAGAACAAATTGGGCTAAAACAGCGTGTCATATTAAGGCGATGAAAGGTGTTGTAACTGTAGACACAGGAACGGCACATTTAGCAGGTTCATTAGGCGTAAAATGTATAGTATTAATGCCTAGAGATGAATTTAAGTGTTGGCGATGGAAACATGGTACATGGTACGACTCAGTAATACCTGTGGACTTTAATGATTATCATAAAATACCTGAATTAATAGCGAGAATGTAATGACAGACAAAGAAGTATATTTAAAGCATTGGACACCAACTTTAGGTGAAGAAGAAGCTCTCAAATCATGGGAAGCTAAACAAGCAATGACTAAACGTCAAGCACCTATGGTCGCACCAGACATTCAACCATATCAATCAATGATAGATGGTTCTTGGATAACATCACGTTCAAAGCATCGTACACATTTAAAAGATCATGGATGTATAGAAATAGGTAACGAGAAGCAAGAAGCACCTAAAAGTGTAGAAATCAGTAGAAAGTCGCAAGAAGAACGTAAACGCATGATTGGTGAAATCGTGTATTCAAAACTTAGGTATTAATCCGACAACTTGGAGAAAAACATGGCAGATTTAAGAACAGCACTAGAAGAAGCATTTAGTCAAGAGCCACAAGAAGAAGTACAAGCAGAACCCATAATTGAAGAAGTTGAAGAACATCAAGAAGAACCCCAAGAAGAAACTCAAGAAGAAGTAGTAGAAGAAGTCAAATTAGCATCAAGACCGACTACTTGGAAGAAAGAATATCTTAATATTTGGGATAAGCTAGAAAAGAATGAACCTGTAACTAAAGAAGAATTCACTAAGTTTGCTGAATATGCTAATCAGCGTGAAACAGAGTACAAAAAAGGTGTATCAGCTTACAAAGGCGAAGTTGATCGTATTAAGCCATTAGAAAATGCTATTGCACCATATAGACAGCATCTACAACAGCAAGGAATTAACGAAATTGCATTGATAGATAACCTAGTAAAGTCGCATTTTGTATTGGCTCAAGCTCCTTATGAACAAAAAGTGCAAATGTTTAATAGACTAGCACAGGATTATGGCATACAATTAAACGGTAATCCTCAACAAACTGATCCTTACATTCAGCAATTGATGAACCAGTTAAATACTGTTAATCAAGAAGTAGGCACAATTAAGAATCGGTATGAACAGGAAGAACAAAATCGGTTGATGAGTGAAATCAATCGAGTAGCAAGCGATGTGGAGAAGTTTCCACATTTTGAATCGGTTAGAGAAGACATGGCTCAACTACTTGAACGTGGATTAGCTCATAACCTTGAAACGGCTTATGCAAAAGCTGTGCGTATGAATGATGATGTATGGCAAATTGAGCAAGAACGACTCCTTACTCAAGCGTCTAAGCAAGCATCTAAGGCACAACAAGTAGCAAAGGCAAAAGCTGCTGGTGTCAGTCCTAGATCAGTTACTCCTAACGGTGTAGGTGGACAAACAGAAGCAAAGGATAGACGATCTATTCTTGAGAAAGAATTATCTCAGGCAATGGGTGGTCGAGTTTAATCTATTTTTTAAAGGAAAATATCATGGCATTCGCTAACTCAGCAATAACCGATATCATCGCAACGACTATTCAAAGTCGTAGTGGTGAACTCGCGGATAACCTAACCCAGAACAATGCAATTTTACAGAGGTTAGAGCAAAAAGGAAATATTAAGCCATTTTCAGGCGGGAATGTGATCCTCCAAGAAATTATGTACAATGACCCAAATACCAACAACGCTAATTCTTATAGTGGGTACGAGGTATTGAACATTTCCCCGGATAGTCCAATTTCTGCTGCACAGTTCTCTATTACTCAGTACGCAGATAGCGTAACAATGAGTGGTTTAGAAATGTTACAGAACAGCTCTAAAGAAGCTATTATCGACTTGTTAGATGGTCGTATGCAAGTTTCTGAAGCTCGCTTGCTTAACCGTATCTCTGGTGACTTGTATCTTGATGGTACTGGTAACGGTGGAAAAAATATTACTGGACTGGCCGCAGCAGTCCCGGATAGTGCTGCAACAGGTACTTACGGTGGTATCAATCGTGCTAACTGGACTTTCTGGAGACCAACTGTAACAACTGGCACGACTGTAACTTATTCAAACATTCAAGGCTTAATGACAACGACAGCTATTCAATTAGTTCGTGGTACAGATAAAGCTGACTTGATTGTTTGCGATAACAACTTCTATTCATTGTATGTTCAGTCTTTACAAGCTATTCAGCGTATTAATACTGAAGAATCAGGTGCAGCAGGTTTTGCTTCACTCAAGTTCTACGGTGGTGGTACATCTGCTGACGTGGTATTAGGTGGTGGTTATGGTTCACAAGCTACTTCAAACCACATGTGGTTCTTGAATACTGATTACATTTTCTTACGCCCACATAAAGAACGTAACTTTGTTCCTATTGGTGGCGAAAGACAAGCGATCAATCAAGACGCAATCGTCAAATTGTATGGTTGGGCTGGCAATCTTACTTGCTCAAACCAGTTCCTACAAGGTTTGTTAATTAACTAATTTGTCCATATAGAAAGGAAATTATCATGGCATATTCAATAACTCCAACGGCTGGTATCGACTTAGTTAATCTAACAAATACCAATACTAACTCTGCTGGTACAGCAATTCCTGTAAACGGCCCACTTGGATCAGAAGTATTTGGTTCAGATGGTAAGATTTACGTTTTTGCTAAAGCAGGTGGAGCAATCACAGCTTCAACAGCAACTTGTACTGTAAATGCTTCAACATTTGTAGCAACAGGTTCTGCTGGTTCTTATACATCTCCTGCTACTGCTATGGTGTCAGGTGACTACGGATGGTTCTCAAAAGCATCAGTTTAATGTAGCAAATGGGAGTGGTGTAAAAGCCACTCCTTTCTTTTAACAACCTAACCACTTAGGAGAATTAAATGGCAATAGAATCAGACATCAATAACGCAGACACACGATTAGCTGTCAAGTTTGAAAAGCGTGACGTTCAAGACATGGTCGAAACTTTAAAAGAAAACAGACCAATATTCAAAGAAGTAGTATTTATTAAGATAGCCGTACCTGGCGATGCACTTACAGAAATTGATAGACCTATGTATGACTCTGATAAAAACAGATTTCCTATACAATGGGCAAGTTATCAAAATCGTCAAGGTCAAGAACAAAATTATTCAGGTACATCTTTAAAAGAATGGCCTTTAATTACAAGTTCACAAGCTGAAGAACTACGAGGATTAAAGTTTCACACAGTAGAATCTATAGCAATGGCAACAGATCAAGCAATTCAAAAGATGGGTATGTTAGCAGGTATGAGTCCTTATTCTTTTAGAGAAAAAGCTCAGTCTTTCTTAAAAATGGCAAAAGAAGGTGCTGATTTAAACGCTAGAGAAGCAGAATTAAACGAATTGCGTCAAGAAAACGCTAAGATTAAGGCTGAAGCTGAAGAAAAGTATCAGAAACAACAGACTCAAATTGAATCTTTAATGTCTATGGTGACAGAAAAGAAACGAGGAAGAAAGCCAAAAGAAGTTGAAGAAGTAGAATAAGTTGTTATAATTAGTTAAGCCGAATACTTGGCATACATTTAAAGGAAATCTATGTCAAGTACCATGCTTACACTCATGCAAGAAGTCTCAAATGAATTGGGACTTGTTGCACCTACTTATGTCGCAGGTAATACTTCTCAAGAAGTTATACAGTTACTAGCATTGATGAATCGTGCAGGTTATAACTTAACTAAAGAGTACGACTGGCGAATCTTAGAAAAAGAATACAGATTTTATACACAAGCTATTACAACAACAGGTAATGGCATTAATGGCTCGTATGTTTTAACAAACGTAGCAAATACAACAGGTTTAGACAATAAATGGCAAGTAACAGGTACTGGTATACCTCAAGATTGTTTTGTTGTATCAGTAAATGGCTCTAGCGTTACATTAAATCAACCATTACAAGCTACAAACGTAGGTATTTCTCTGACATTTGGTCAAATGAAGTATGACTTGCCTGATGACTACGAAACAATTACTGATAGAACTCAATGGGATAAGACCAAACATTGGGAAATGTTGGGGCCAGAAGATGCACAGCAATGGCAATGGTTAAAATCAGGTTACATTTCAACAGGCCCAAGAATACGTTGGAGAATATTAGGAAAGTATTTTCAAATATGGCCAGTAATGAACACACAGGAGTATTTAGGATATGAATACAGATCAAAAGGATGGGTTGAAGCAGCTAATGGCGATGTTAAGAACTCATTTACAGCAGATACAGACACAAGTTTGTTCGATGACACAATCATGGTTCTCGCGACTAAACTCAAGTTTTTTCAAATTAAGAACTTTGATACAACGTCTTTACAACAAGATTACGACAGGTATTTAAGCGTAGCAAAAGCAAACGATAAAGGTAGTGCAACACTCAGCTTTGCTCCTTATCCAAGTAAGGTATTAATTGGATACGCTAACATTCCTGATACTGGTTACGGCTCATAATGCAAAGTCAAAAGTTCTCAGCAAGAACAGCATCTATACCTGCTCCTATTGGTGGTTGGAACGCAAGAGATTCACTTGCAAATATGGATGCAATGGATGCTGTAACCATGCTTAATTGGTTTCCTACACCTACTGACATTCAATTCCGTAAAGGATATTCTAAAAGGACTACAGGTTTTTCAGGTAAAGCTAACTCGTTAATGAATTGGGCTGGGCCATCAAGTCAGATTATGTTTGCAGCAGTAGGTTCAGTTATATATAACGTGCAAGGAACTACGGCTACAAGCTCAGTAACAGGCTTAGGAAGCGATAAATGGCAACACGTTAATATCACAACAGGTGGTGGGCATTATCTCGTTATATGCAACGGTGTAGACTCTGTACGAGTGTTTGATGGTACAACTTGGACAACACCAACGATTACAGGTGTAACTTCATCTAATTTGATTAATGTCAATTTATTTAAAAACAGACTGTATTTTACTGAAAAAAACACGTTAAAAGTATGGTATTTACCTGTTAATTCAATCGCTGGTGCTGCTAATGCCTTAGATTTTGGTGCAATAGCTAGAAATGGTGGCTATTTACAAGCGATGGGTACTTGGACATTAGATGCAGGTCAAGGTGCTGACGATTACGCTGTATTTGCAACAAGCATGGGTGAAATTATTGTTTATAACGGTACTGATCCAACAGATCCAGCGACTTGGGCATTAAAAGGCGTATGGCAATTAGGTCAAACATTTAGCCGTAGATGCTTTTTTAAGTGGTCAGGTGACTTACTTTTATTAACTCAAGATGGATTAGTTCCATTAGCATCAGCTTTACAGTCATCACGACTTGATCCACGAGTAAACTTAACAGATAAAATTTACTACGCTGTAAGTTTAGCAGCGACTACATATTCAACATTATTTGGATGGCAAATCACTTACTTTGCTAGTGAAAATATGCTTATTCTTAACATTCCTACATCAACAGGAATGGAGCAATATGTCATGCACACGATTACTAAGTCGTGGGCAAGATTTACAGGCTTTGAAGCATATTGCTTTGAAATACAGAACGACAGGCTTTATTTTGGCTCAAATGGCTATGTAGGTAAGTTCTGGGATACAAATAGTGATAATGGTACAAACATCACAGGTCAAGTGCAACAAGCCTATAATTACTTTGAAATGCGTGGTCAGAATAAGCGATTTACATTAGTTAGACCTATTTTATTGACTGATAACGGTGTACCTAGTATCTTAGCGAACGTCAGTACAGACTTTCAAGAACAGAACAATTTAGGTGCTGTTCAGTTTAATCCAAGTGCTTATGCAGTAGGACTTTGGGATGCTGCTTTATGGGATCAAGCAACATGGGGTGGAACATTAACAGTCAATAAAGATTGGCAAGGCGTAACAGGTATAGGTTATTGTGCAGGACTCAATTTAAGCATAGCATCACAGAATATAGAAGTTCATTGGGCATCAACAGATTTTGTTTTTGAACCTGGTGGCATATTGTAGTTTTTTAGTAAAAAATCAAGTAAAATAACGGTATTGACCGAATACTTGGTTTTTCTTTATGGAGAAAGATATGGGTTTATTCGATCAAAGCACACCTTTAATGTCAGGAATGGCTACACCACAGAGTTTTAATGGTGTGCCTAATATGCAAGCACCGACAAGTGGTCAAACAACACCTACGCAAAATCCGTATGGAACTAATCCATTTATGGGTTCAACAAATCCGTATATTCAAGCTGCTCAAGCATCAGCTTCAGGCAATATAAATGCAGCGAATACGGCTACTGCTGCTAACCGAGTCAATCAAAACACTCCTTATGGTAGCTTACAGTATTCACAGACAGGTACAGATGCTAATGGTAATCCTATTTGGTCAGCAAACCAGACGTTATCACAACCATTAGAAAACTTAACAAATACATCATTAAGTAATCTTCAGTCTAGTCTTGAAAATCCTATGTATGGTATTAATCCTGGTCAAACGTATTCAGATGCGATTATGTCTAGGTTACAACCACAAATTGCACATCAAAATGAGATGTCAGATCAAGCATTAGCAAATCAAGGCATTATGCCAGGCTCACAAGCGTATGAAAACGCTAAACGAGTTCTAGGTCAGCAACAAAATGATTTATTAACAAGTGCAATTGTTAATGGCATGAATACAGGATTAACTGCTCAAGGTTTGCAAAATACGACTGCTGCTAACGTCAAGAATTTAGGTACACCTAGTTATGTTAATCCGTACAATCAAGCTGCTGTAGCTGCACCTGATTATTTAGGTGCGTATTCAACTGCTAACGCTGCTGATATTGCTAAAGCAAATGCTCAAATGGCACAACAAACAGCACAAATGAACGGACTATTGGGTTTAGGTTCAAGTGCATTGTTAGGTGGCACAGGAACAGGAAGTGTATTAGGTGCAGCAGGAACAGGATTAGCTGATTTATACAAATACTTTAATTCATTGAATCCAGCAATTGCATCAGGTCAATCAGCAGCAAATCTAGCACAATATGGATTATCTCCTAGTGACTTTACTAATCAATTGCCAACTGATACAAGTGCATTAGATTTAGCATCTCAATACTTTTAATTATGAAGCCTACTGAAATCATAACTGCTGATATGGAAAAACATGGTAAAGATGCCACGTTATTTTTAGAAGGTTTGACTAAAGCCATTCAAAAAAAATCTATTATATTATTTCAAGAAGGCGATTCAGTATTACTGTTAAAAAGACTTGGTGAAGGTATAGTTGATCTTCATTTATTTACGGTTGATTCGCCAATTCGAGTAGCTAAAGCATTAATTCAATTTATTAAAAAGATTCGTGCATCTGATATTAAGGTTGTTTATGGTGCAGATGAGCCTACACAATTGCTTCAGTTACTTAAAAACTTAGATGTTGAAATTATGCCATCAGATAATCCTAAATACAAATGGATGGCTAAAGTATGAAATATAACCACTATTCTTATTTACCAATTAACGCATTTAAGCCTATTCTTGGTCGTATGTGTTTGCATGGCCCAGCTAGTGATGCTGTTGAATGGGTTAGTGATCAATTAGATGAAGCACCTGTAGTATCTAATCCAGGCGAAACATTAGCAACTATTGATGATGCTGTTAATGACAATGTGCCTGGTGGTTGGGCAACAGTTGGTGCTGTAGCTTTAGCTGCTGCAACAGGTTACGTTGATCCTACATTGTTAGGTGCAGAAGCAGGTGGTGAGCTTGCTGCTTTAGAAGCTGACGCTGCAATTCAAGCAGGTTTAGGTGCAGAAGTTGGTGCAGGTACAGTCGCAGGTGCAGATGCAGTAATGCCAGGTGCTTTAGCTGGTGAAGTAGCAGGAGAAGGAACAGCACAATTAGGTGCAGGTACATCGTTAAGTGCTGACGCTGCATCAAATCCATTAAATCCTTATTACTCTACTGCAAATCCTACGGTACAAGCAAGTACAGGTACAGTTAGTAACTTAGTTGGTGGTGGTGCTGAAAGTAATTTAGCAACATTAGATTCTTTAAATAATCCATTATTGCCGACAAGTGGTGCTGGTATTGGTGGCTCTGAATTAGGAGCAACAGGAAGCATTATAGGAAGTGGACAAGGACTTGGAGTACAGACATTACCTGAAACATTAGCACCAACAGGTTTAAATGGATTAACAGTTAATGACTTAAATTCACAACCATTATTGAACAATGGTACAAGTTCTTCCATTACAGGTAAAGATGTTGCAGATGCTTTAAGAGCAGCGAATAGTGCTAATAATTTAATTAAAGGCTTAACATCTAGTCAGCAAAAATTAGCAACAAATCAACAAAATTTACAACAGTCGCAAGCATTAGGTAATTTATTAAAAGCAAATCAATTTACACCTATTGCTACACCTGAAGTATATAAAGCACAGAATCCATTTACTTTTGGTCAGCAAGAACCAATACAAGGCAATCCATTAGCATCATTATTAAGGAACAATTATGGCAACAGCTAATCAATATAGTCCATTTGGACTGCCAAGTGCAGGAGTTTCTGCTGATAATCCATTAGCACCTGAATACTTAGCATTAGAACGTCAGAAGAAAATAGCTGATTTATTGATGCAAAAAGGTCAGCAATTACCTGAAGGACAAATGGTATCTGGTCATTATGTAGCACCATCATGGACACAGCAATTAGGCACATTAGCAAATGCTTACATGGGTGGCAATATGGCAGAACAGAATGAAACTAGAACTGCTAAGTTAGGTCAATTATTGCGTGGTCAAAGTACAGAAGAAATTAAAAATGTTTTAAAAGCCTTTGAAAGTGGAGATCAATCTAAAGCATTAGAGTTGTCAGCTCTTGGGCAAACTCCTTTTGCACAAGGTATTGCAAGTGAATTAGTTAAAAAGAGATTAATTGGCAAAGAACCTAAATGGGAAAAATCAGAACAATATAATGAAAATGGAACAGTAACGCAAGGTTATGTTGATGTTAATGCAAAAAATCCTGTAGACACTTTTATTCCAGGAAGTGTAAAGCCTGCAATGACACCATACGAAAAAGCTTCAATAGATCGTAAAGAATTTGAATGGAATAATTTATCTGCTAAAGATAAAGCCCAATTATCTAATGACGCTGCAAGAATTGGTATTTCTGCAAAAGAATTATATTTTAATACTGGATTAAGTGCAGGCGGTGGATATTCACCATCACCAACAGTTCAATCTTCAACGCCAATACAACCACAAACGCAACCAACAAATCAATCTCAACCATTAACTAAGCCACAAATAGCAGGACTGCCAACAACACAGCAATTGCCAAATGGTCAAGTTTTGCCACCTAAGATGCAATTAGAATTAATGAAAGAAGAACAAAAAGGCCCAACTGAATTTGCTGGTAAAGCTGTATTGTTTGGCTCTGCTATGCAACAATCGCAAAACATTATTTCTCAATTAGAAAAAGAAGGCACAACTAAAGGAGCTATAGCACCAGCATTTTTAAGTGGTATAGTTAAATTAGCTCCATTAGGAGTTGGAGATGCTGCTGCAAATGCAGTTGAAGCTGCGTTTAGACAAGATCCAACAGGTTTTGTTGGGCCAGATAAAAATCAACAAAAACTAGCACAAGCACAATTAGCTTTTGCATCAGCTTGGTTAAGGCAAACATCAGGTGCAAGTTTTGGAGCAACTGAAATTGCAAATACAATTAAAGAATTTTTCCCATTGCAAGGTGAAAGTAGTGGTGTTATTGCACAAAAAACAGAAGCAAGAAAAAGAGCAATTAAAGGACTCGAATATTTAGCTGGGCCATCAGGAGCTAAACAAATACAACAATATGGACAACAACAATCTACTTTTAAACCTTTGCAACGATGGAATCCACAAACACAACAATTAGAGGACATTAAATAATGCCTGTAATCGAAATTCCAAATGTAGGAAATATTGAGTTTCCTGATTCAATGAATCGTGATGATATATCTATTGCTATTCGTAAAATTACTAAAGCACCTACACAAACAAATAAATTAGGTGTGCCTGTAGGCGAAGGTGAACGCATTATGCAACCTGAACCTGAACAACCAAGATCAATAGGTGATTACATTAAACCATTTGCTGAAGTTCCTGCAACGATGTTAAGTAACGCTGCTTTAGCTATACCAAGTGCATTTGCTAATCCTAAACAACCAACAGCTTTAATGGAAAAGTATGGTTATAAACCTGAATCACCTGTAACTAAAGATATTCTTGGTGGCATGGCAGATGCTTTAAGATATGTGCCACCATATATAGGCACAGGATTATTGCCTACTCTTGGTAAAAATACTCAATTGTTAAAACAACCAACAGAAATAGCAACACAAGCTGTTACACAACCTGTTACTCAACAATTAGCACAAGCATTAAGAAAAGAACCTACAGTTACTTTAAGTGGTGTAGGTGCTGCTGAAGTACCTAAAATGATGCAACGAGTAGAAACTGCTCAAAATTTACGAGTACCTGTACCAATAACAAAAGGACAGGCAACAAGAGAATTAGGTCAACAGGCATTTGAAGCTGAAACTCCTAAAAACTATCCTGAATTAGGAACGCCTTTAGTTAAAAAAAGTTTAGACCAAAATGAAAAAATATTGCAAAACTTTGACGCTTATGTTGATGCAACAGGATCAAAATCAGCAGGGCCATTTAATTTAAGAGCTGTTGGTAAAGTTGTTGATAAAGCATTAGTTGATTCAGCCAATAAAGCATGGAAAGAAACTGGTAATGCTTATGCTATTGCTAGAGAAGCTGGTGAAATGCAAGCACCTGTTAATTATCAACCATTGCAACAATACATAAACAAATTTGAAAATAGACCAACTTTAAAAGGTGATTTAGCAAAAATTATTAGCATTGTTGAAGATGAAATAAAAATTAATGATCCTAAAAAAACAGGACAAATGAGTATTAACCAACTTGAAGATATTTATGAGTTAATTAACAAATCATACGATCCAAATACTCCTAGTGCTACTTATGCAAAAGACATGAAAAAACTCATTAATGGTGCAATGGAAGGTCAAGGTGGTGAGTTATATCAAAAAGCTAGACAGTTAAGAACAAAATACGCCAATGAATTTGAAAATGTTGGTTTTGTTGATAAATTATTAAGAACAAAGCCTAATACTAAAGATCGAGCTGTAGCATTTGAAGATGTATTTGATCATTCAATAATGAAAGGTTCTTTAGATGATGTAATGGCAGTAGGTAAAGCATTAAAAAAAGCAGGACCAGAAGGTCAGCAAGCATGGAAAGAATTGCAAGGTCAAACAATAGAACAATTAAAATCTACCGTTACAAAAAATATAAAACAAGATCAGAATGGCAATAAAATTATTTCACCTTCACAATTTGATTCTTTTGTTAGAGAATTAGACCAAGATGGAAAATTAGATTATTTGTTTGGCAAATCAGGTGCAAATGAAATTCGTGATTTACGAGATACTGCTTTAACAATTTATAATCCTGTGCCAGGTGCTGTAAATTATCCTAATACATCAAGTGCAATTATTAGAGGATTGGATGCATTAAATAAATCTGTAATTGGTAAAATACCAGTTGTTGGTAAAGTTACGCAATATAGTGCAAATAAAGCAAAAGAAAATGCTATAAAGAAACAAATTGAAGAATCAATTAATTTTGATCCTAAAAGATTAGCTGAACAATTAAGGAAGGAATAATATGTCTCGCAACGGATCAGGAACGTATAGTCTACCAAGTGGTAATCCTGTAGTAACAGGAACAACGATTAGTTCAACATGGGCTAATACAACATTAAATGATATAGCATCAGCATTGACTGGTTCAGTAGCTTCAGATGGTCAAACAGCAATGACAGGAACGCTACAAATGGGAACAAATAATATTGCTAACGCAGGTACAATAACAGGCACTACAATAACAGCTACAACAGGAATCTTTGGAGGAACATACTAATGGCACAAACAAACTATACGCCTATTTCGCTTTACTATTCAGCAACGGCAGCAAGTGTTCCTACGGCTGGTAACTTAGTCGCAGGTGAACTCGCATTGAACACAGCAGATGGTAAATTATTTTACAAAGATTCTAGTGGAGTTGTACAGACACTTGCAAGTAAAGCAGGTAATGTCAATGTATCATCATTTAGTGCAGGTTCTACAGGACTCACACCTAGTACGGCAACAACAGGTGCAGTAACGCTTGCTGGCACGTTAAACGTATCTTCAGGTGGCACAGGCTTAACAACTCTAACTGCTGGCTATATTCCTTATGGTAATGGTACAAGTGCTTTTAGTTCTAGTGCTAATTTAACATTTAATGGAAGTAAATTAGATGTAACTGGTGATATTGTTATTCCAAACTACACAAACGCATATCAAATTAAAGATACTGGTGGCACAAGCAGATATATTATGTATTACTCAGGAAGCGTATCTCCGTCATCAGGAAATGATTTATTTATTGGTAACACGCTTAATAATGCTGTTGCTTTTTTTTCCAACAACACAGAACGGATGCGTATTAACTCTAGTGGTAACGTAATAATTGGCACTACTTCATCGCCATTTCCAAAATTATATGTTTCAGATGGTACGGTAGGAATAGGACTTGGTCCTTACGCTACAGGTAGTGTTGCTTATGCAGGTACTTGGACAAATCATTCACTAGCATTTGTAACAAACGGTGCTGAAGTTGGTAGGTTTGACATAGCAGGTAATCTAGGACTTGGTGTTACTCCTAGTGCTTGGGTTAGTGGCGATACTATATTTCAGATTAAATCAGGTACAAGTTACGCATCATTGTGGGGAAGAAATGGCTCATTAAGGAGTATTGCAAATGCTTATTATGATGGCACAAACTATAAATATGCAAGTTCTAGCTATGCTCCAGCAAGTTTTCAAGTAGAAAATACTGGTCAATTTACTTGGAGTACTGCACCTACAGGAACTGCTGGTAATAACGTAACATTTACCCAAGCAATGACACTAGATGCTAGTGGTAATTTGTTGGTAGGTACTACAACGCAATTTGGTTCAAGCAAAGTAACAGTATCAAGTGGAACTATTCCAGTAGCGGCAAAAGTTACAGGAACAAGCAATCAAACTATTTTTGGTATGTATATTATAAAACCTGATAATGATACAACAACAAGTCAGCGTTTTATTGGGTTTGGTATCAATAACGATGCGTCAGGTAGTGGACAAATTAATGCTAATGGTGCTAATTCTGCTGCATTTGGTTCATATTCGGATATTCGTTTAAAAGAAAATATTGTTGATTTACCATCACAAATTAATAATATTCTTGCTTTAAAACCAAAAGAATTTGATTACAAAACAGGTGGGCATCAAATAGGTTTTATTGCACAAGAAATGCAAGAAATTTATCCTGATGTTGTGGGTCAAGATGAAACAGGAATGATGACAATTACAGGATGGTCAAAAACTGAAGCAAGACTTGTAAAAGCCATTCAAGAACAACAAGCACTTATTGAATCACTTACACAACGCATTGCAACTTTGGAGAATAAATAATGACTCAATATAATTGGCAAGTAGTACAAATGGACAGACTAACAAGTGATAATTTCGTTGTAACCTGTCACTATACAGTTAATGCTACAGATGGCGATTACACAGCATCTACATACGGCACAACGTCATACACACAAGTAGAAGGTGAAACTTACATTCCTTACGCTGACTTAACAGAAGCAATCTGCGTAGGATGGGTTCAGACTTCATTGGGTAAAGATACAGTAGAAGCAAGCCTACAGTCTCAGATAGACGCATTAAAGAATCCTGTGCAAGAATCAGGAGTGCCCTGGTAAAGATTTTTAACCGTAGTACAACACAGGAGAATGAAATGAGTGAAAACACGAAAAAAACTCAAATTACGATTGACGATGTAGAGTATAACTTTGAAGATTTAACTGAAGAACAGCAGAAATTGTTTCAGCATTGTGTAGATTTAGACCGTAAGATAGGTTCAGCACAGTTTCAATTAGATCAATTAAGCGTAGGCAAGCAAGCGTTTGTCAAAATGTTAAAGGATTCGTTGGAGAAATAATGGATATGGAAGCAATCATAGCTGATAACGATAAAAGATTGTCAGTACACGAAGCTGTTTGTGCTGAACGCTACGAAGGTATTTTAGATTCTTTTGATAAAGGCTCTAAACGTATGCAACGTATTGAGTATCTTTTATATGCTGTAATTGCTTCTGTTTTCTTTGGTAAAGACATGATTTTAAATATTGTTCAACAATTGGTATCCAAATGAAATGTCAAATCCTATTGCTGAAGGTGCTAAACAATTAGCTCAAAGTTTAGAAGAAACTAGAGAAGCTGGTAAAAGTCTTACTAAAAGCATTAAAAACATACAGCATGATGGTATAGAGGTCGCACAAGAGCAGTTAGAAGCACGAGACAAGCATCGGCAGCATGAAGAAGCAATCGCTAATTCTATGCTGTTTAAAGCAGTCAAAGAATACGAGAAACAAAGTGCATTAATTAAGGCTGAGAACAAAGCTGAAGCAGAGTTTAAAGCTAAGTATGGCGTAAAAGAATGGAGCAAGGTTTTAGAATTAAAAGCAATCGTTGAGAAAGAACATAAAGAAAACGCTAGTTATTACGGTCACAAACTGCGTGATGTAAAGCGAGTACAGTTTTATTGTTTCTTTGCTGCTTTTGTTATAACTTGTTTGTTGTATTGGTTTAATCTTGTATGACATGGGTAACAATTTGGTTTGTAGTCTATATCGTAGAATTATGTATATGGTCGTATATTGTTTATTTACATTATGAAGTTAAAATAAACCAAGAAAAAGTAAAATTTCCTACAAAAATGACAGTTAGATCAAAGAAAGATATTGTGCGTGGATGATGATTTATTCAAATGGTGGACTATGTTTGCACTTATCTGCATGATGTTAATTATTCTTTTAAAGGATTAATATGTTCGGTATAGACGATGTAATAGGTGTAGGACTCAAGATAATTGACAAAGTTATACCTGATCCAGCACAAAAAGCACAAGCACAATTAGACTTACAAAAGTTAGCCAATGATGGTCATTTAGCAGAATTGCAAGCAGATATGAACGAGCAAAACAACGTATCAGATCGTTGGAAAGCTGATTTAGTATCTGACTCTTGGCTAAGTAAAAATATACGACCTATGACGCTTATATTTATTCTAGGAGTGTATACAACATTCGCTGGGTTCTCAGCATTTAATGTTAATGTCAATCAAGCCTATGTTGAATTACTTGGACAATGGGGAATGTTAATTATGTCTGCTTATTTTGGTGGCAGAACATTAGAAAAAATTATGGCAAAGAAAGGTTAGAAATGAATACAAAAGATCACGTTATGATTATTGCAGCTTGGTCATTAGTAGCAGTCGTTGTCGGTATGTTATTAATGTTTGCGTATGCAGTAGTTGATCCTAATTTTGAGACTGATAAAGTATTTCAGATTATTGGGCCTGCGTTCCAGACCGTAATTGGTGGCTTTATAGGTTTAATAACAGGTATCAAGATAGGAAGTGACGATGATAAGTAATTGGGATAAATCTTTTGCTGAACTAATAAAGTCTGAAGGTGGCTTTGTAAATAACCCTAAAGATCCTGGTGGCGAAACAATGATGGGGGTAACTAAAGCATCGTGGTCAACATGGCTCAAAAGACCTATTGCTGATGGCGAAATGGCTAAACTTACTGTTGCTGACATTACCCCATTTTATAAGGCTTTGTATTGGGATAAATCTAAATGCCCAGACTTGCCAACAGGTATTGATTATATGGCATTTGACGCATCGGTAAATATGGGTGTAGGGCAAAGCATTAGATTACTTCAAAAATCGCTAGGGTGCGTTCCTGATGGAGTTATAGGCCCTAATACAATGAAACTCATTAATGAAACAAATGTTAATGATATGATAGATAAATATTCTGCACAAAAAGAACTGTTTTACAGATCATTAGCTTTATTCAATACATTTGGTAAAGGTTGGTTATCACGAGTTGCACAAGTTAAACAAAACGCAAAGGAAATGTTATGACAAATTTTAAAATTGATGGCAAACATCACGAATCAAAAAAAGGGCATTACGTTGTAGAACGTGAGCACGAAAAGAAAGAACACAACGAAATAAAGCGTTTAGAAAATAAACTTGAAAAACATGAACATTTACCAATGGAAAAGGCTCATCCAAGTGATCAGAAGAGCCATCCATTGCCAAACATGAGAAAGTATTAATTTACAACTTTATAACCATGTTTTAACCAGGTGTTATAAACATTTGTGTTTCTTGCATCAAAGTACACCCACTTTGCATCTTTATAAGGTGGGTTATCATTTGAATACTTAGATTGTGGATGTAAGTTCATTTTGGCACACCTACGCATTTATAAAGTTTGTATGATTTAGATGGATGCCATTTATCCATAAAAATATAACCACGTCTACGCAACTCACTTATTCTGGTGGCTAGTTTCATGCCACCACCCTCTTTAAAAGCGTCTAGTGGGCTAATCCAGCGTTTTTTAGCTAGTTTGACAATGATTTGATGTTGAGTCATGTTAAATCCTTTTTTTGACATTGATGGATAACTTCTTGAGGTACATCTATTGAAATTGGGTAAGTAACATATCGGCAGTCGTACACTTTTTTAGTTGGTAGTTCTGCTAGGTATATTACAAATCCACAAATAAAAGTTGATAATAAAAGTGCTGCATATATCATTTAGTTGGCCCTCCAAACAACTTAGCTTCAAGTTCTCGCAGTTGTTGAGAAATTTCAAAAAGATGAGATTGTGTTTTTTCTAACTCAACCATTGCTTTTTCAAACATTGATTTCCAATATTCAGCGTCATCAATCATCTAATTTGCCCTCCTCAAAGTCATCTTCAGCTTCTGATCTTGCCCATTTCTCTAGTTTATTAATAACTAAAACTTTGATGGCTCTACCAAACTTTTCAAGATCAGCAGTTGAATCACCCATATAGGATTCTATTTCTTTAGCTTCTTCTAAACTAAAAGAACCTAAAGCATAAGTAAAGTTTTCAAATGTACGATAATCAAATTTTTCATCAACACCCATTAATTCTTTAGTGCGTTCTTCAATTTTATCTTCAGCAGCAGCATAGCGTTCTGATTCTGTATCTGTAGTTAGCCAAGAATCAAAACTTGTACCTGTAGACATCATGTTATATAAGCTCATTACCATCCCCTTACTAAAATCCAGCACAAAATTGCTGGGCCAAATACAATTAATGCTCCGATAACTGCTTCTATAAATGTTTGCATTTTATTTCCCTTTAAAATGATTAATGAATACAACAACTACAGAATAATTAAGTTTTGTTAATATTGCAAGTAGGTAGATTCCCTAAGTGTAAAAATACAACATAGGGATGGTCAGGACTAACAACGTGATGGGGAAAAGGGATTAAACCCCTGTCAGCCCTGACCGAGATTATTCTTTAATTGAAAATACTTTAATAAACATTTAAACATTTCAAAATGCTTTTGTAAATCTTCTTGTTCTATTTCGTGAACTTGAGTTTCTGTTTCACTAACAAATACAATAGCACATCTAGCATTAGGCATATTTAATCCATGTGCATACGCAGAAAGTTGTAAAATATGTTCTGTATAGACCGATGCGTTTTCAAGGGATTCTTTCGTCTTAAAATCCACGATAATGCCATCTTTTGAAGAAAGGTCGCACTTTCCTGCGTAGCCTAATGGGTGGGCAAATGATTGCTCACAGTCATAAAACTGATCACCAAAATGCTCTCTTAATGATTCTTCAGTTCTACGTGTATAGCTTGGGTATTCAGGCAAATATACTTGGCTAAAATAAGCCTCTAAAACATTGTGCATATTTGTGCCACGATCCATAGCATCACGACCAGTTGCTCTTGAATCTTCTGTTACACGCTTTAACCAATCGGCTTCTGGTTCGTTTTCTAATCGAGGTAAGGTAAGACTAGCCAATAAAACCTGTTCTTGTTTCCAACGGTCTAAGCCTGGTTTAGCAAGACTACCAATAATAGTAGTGACTGAAGGCAACAATCCTTCTTTTTTAGCATCCCTAAGAGTTGTATTACGAACATTGCCATTTTTTGCAATGCGTGTATAACTAGGCTGCCCATCTGCTGTATACCAATGGCCTGAATTGCTTTCTGCTGTGATTATCATAATTTTCCCTTTTATGAAATTAAACTACAAGTTAACTATTATGCACAAAAACAATAATTTATGTACAAAATGTGTAATATAAACAACATTTATTTTAAATTCAAGAATACCGAATGGCTCATAAATAAATCCTTAACCCACTTAATGCTTAACTTATGAATCATTACCGTTCGGTAAATAAACCAATTTTTTACCCAATTAGTACCCAATATATTACCATTCGGTAAATTTCAACATGCTACAATTTAATGCGTTTGTTACTTTCACTCATTTCTCACTCGCTTTTTTTATAAAGACAGTCAGTTCTTTATGCTCGCCACACCAGTCATCAGGTGCTTTAATTTGAGTTTTTGGAAATCTGCGACAAAAGCCCATAGCATCAAATCCCTTTGGGCTATACCAATATTTACAAGTTTTACAATTCATTCTTTTTCCCTTTTAGAGTGAACAATTCCCTATTCATGCCATCATGCAGCATAAAGTTTACAAAGTTAATAATCTTTACGAATAGACGATTTTTCCTGACAGTTCAGAACCTCGTTGTATAACCTGTTCAACAAAGCGAGCAAGGCCCACTTGATCAAACTGATATACGGTACGTTCTTCGTCTACGTTGATACATTGTGTAAACGTGTCAGAATTATTCTTCGCATATTCACGAATCATATTATCCATATAACCTCAAAAAGGTAAATCTTCTAAAATATCACCTAAAGATTGTGAAGGCTTGGTACTAATCTCTCCATAATCAACAGATGGGGTTTTTACTTCTTTACTACCCAACAACTGCAAACTACTGACTACAATATTTGTTGAATACTTTTCTACACCAGCTTTATCTGTGTATTTATTAGTCTTAATCTTGCCCTCAATATAAACCTGAGTGCCTTTAGTCACATATTTATTAGCAATATCTGACAACTTACCAAAGCAAGAAATGTTGTGCCATTCAGTCTGATCTTTCCATTCACCAGACTTATCTTTGTATTTCTCAGAAGTTGCCAAACTAAAGCTAGTAACACCTGTTCCGTCTTGAAATGCACGAGTTTCAGGATTTTTACCTACATGGCCTACTAAAATAACTTTATTAACCGACATTTGATTCTCCTAATTTCTTTTCTAACATGGCAATGGCTTGAATACCCTGATTTCTATCTAAAAGCGATACAGAAGGCTTTTTAAAGTAAGCAAGTAACTTAGCCTCATCTGAAGCAGTTTGTTCAATTAAAGCGTTTATAGACGCTATTTGTTGAGCAGTAATGCTTGGTGCTTTTTCGACAACACTTGTTGCTTTTTCAGATGCAGAGTTCCCATCATCATCCGCTTGAACTACACCAACAATTGCTGCTAAAGCATATCTACGCATATAAGTGATGGCTGATCCTGCACCTTGAGCATCTGGTTTAGAAACAGGCAGGCTCATATTTTGGGCTACCCATTCACCACTAGAGTGTGTCATTACAGTAGTTAAAGTCATATTGCCATCAACATAATCACCAGGGAACTGCATAATAGCTAAACCATTGGCAGATAATAATTCCCTACAAGCATCCCAAACAGATTCAAGGTCGGCATAGTTAGATTTAAAAAATGGATTTTTAGAATCTTTTTTAGCAAAGGTTAATTGGCCTTGCACAATAGCAAGGGCTGTAGCTAATTCTTTTACGGTAGCAGATGAATTCATTGAACTCTCCTAAATGCAGAACGTGGCATACCACACTCAAACCAAATGACGTCTTTATCTTCTTCAGACATAATTCCATGCTCCATATGATCTAATGCTTCTAATAGTCTCATTTGTCTTTCTTCTTGCATCACTCGCATTTCTTGTAAATCGTCATCAATGTTAAATGTATCAATCGTATCTTGTGTCATAGTTTTCTCCCTTTAGTTAACTATGTTGTTATATTAACAAATATTAAAAGAATGTGCAACAAGTGTTGTAAAATAAACAAAAATAATTTAAGATAGATTAATGAATAAAACAGTAAACAATTTAACTTTTAGCGATTCCATGCTAATTGATCTTTTAGGTGGCACAGGTAAAGTGGCTAAAATGTGTAAGGTTGCACCAGCAGCCGTAGCACAATGGCGATTGCGTGGGCTGCCTCATGGGCAACTTATATTTTTAGCTGCTAGATTAGAAAAAGAATCACATGGATTAGTAACTAGAAAAGATTTATTTCCTAAAAGTTACAGTCTTGTATGGCCTGAACTAACATGAGTCCATTTAAAATTATTGAACCTACGGTAATTTCCTTTAGTGGTGGTCGGACTTCTGGATATATGTTATGGCGAGTATTGCAAGAAAACAACGGTTTGCCTGATGATGCAATTGTTATTTTTGCCAATACAGGCAAAGAAATGGAAGAAACCCTTGAGTTTGTAAGGGATTGTGAAATTAATTGGAAAGTGCCTATTCATTGGGTAGAATATCAATGGAATGAAGATTCCAAGTTGAGATTTAAACGTGTAGATTTTAACACGGCAAGTCGTAAAGGTGAGCCATTTATGGATATGATTCATGAATCTACAGGTTATTTGCCTAATCCTGTCGCTCGCATTTGTACGGCAACACTCAAAATACGCACAATAGACAAGTATTTAAAGTCTTTAGGATGGAAACATAACGAAAACATGGACTGGGTAGGCATTAGAGCAGATGAACAACGTAGGGCTGCTAAAATTGCTAGGGAACGAACTCCATTAGTAACTGCTGGCATTACAAAGGCTCATGTTGGTGACTTTTGGAAGATGCAATCATTTGATTTAAAGTTGCCTAACAATAACGGTGTTACGATGCACGGTAATTGTGATTTATGTTTTTTAAAGCCAGCTCATCAAATTTTAAGTCTTATTCGTGAAAAACCTAGTCGTGCAGATTGGTGGATAGAAGCTGAGATGTCTGGACAGACATCGAACAAAACTTTTGGCGATGGTGGTCGTTTTAGAAAAGACAGACCATCTTATAAACAAATGAAAGATTACGCATTAAGTCAACATGAATTATTTGATATGAATGAAGAAGCAATACCTTGTTTTTGTGGTGATTAAAGTTTATAATTAAATTGTCAGGTGTGGAAGCCTGTGATTAATCGGTAGATAAGTGCCTATTCACATGGGTTGGTTTTTTAATATAAACTTTTCTATCGGTTTGTTATATTAGACTTCCACACCAACTCAGTTGAATGGGCATTTTCATTTGGGTGACCGTACTCCACACGTCAGTAGTGATCCTAAATGGGATGCTTGGAAAGAAACATAGGCTAACGTACACTCCGTTGCAAGCCTCGCTAACTTAAATGGGTATAGCACAAGATTAGGTTAAAATGAGTGGCAAGACCATCCTAATCGATTG